AATCCAAGTATCTGTTGCTGGGTTTAATTCAATAGCTCCAATCCAGTTTACAACAGCAAATGGATTAACATTTTCAATTCTAGTTGCAAAAGAGTTTTTGAGGAATTCTACATCAGTATATTTTAAACAAACAACATCACCAACTTTAACTGTGTTTGGATTTCCCAAATCCTTTACAAATCTCAAATCTGCATCTGGATTTGAAAGATTAGATGTTCCTATTACAGCTTCTGAACCTAAAAGGAGATCTAGTGAGGTAGTATAGTGTTGAGGTCTAAGTAATCCTTCTTTTGTATCAATGCTACATTTATGTTGTGGATCACCTAGAGAACCAGAACTTACTGATTTAAAATTGTCTACAAGGAATCCACACTTAAATCTATCTAATTGTGTTTGAGAATCTCTCAGTGTTAAATTTTTAGTATCAGTTTCTAAGAGTGATAATGAAGTATAATATTCAATATTTCTTATTCTATCTTCAAGTCTAGCAATATCTTGCATTCTATATCGTTTATGTGGAGATAGTTGTACTGTAACATCTCCTATATTATAAACATACGGTTTCATTGTAACCGTAGCTACTTCTAGAGCGTTATCAATGATAGGTGGAGTAATTGGATTTAATGCTGATACTCCTTTAGAAACAAAAAATTCTCCATATCTATTGAGGTATAATTTATCAATTCTTGCAAGATAATAAGAGTAAGTTAAAAATAAATCTTTGTCTTTAGCAAAATTATACGGAGTTGAGTTCGTTGCAGGTAAAAACTTTCTAGATTCAAATTCAAAAGGAGAATAGGGGCTTATAGAACTATTATAGGGACTAACTCTTGGTCTTAAATCAATGATATCACTTGCTCTATAAAAAGAAATTAATGGCAATTCAGTAGAATATCTTTCACGATCATATGAATTAACAGTTACAAAGTCACCATCATCATTTGAGTCTATATAATAACTATTATATACTATTTTTAATCTTTTTGTTGGTGCAGTAACTCCAGATTTTCTTTTTATTGATGAATAATTAGCTATTTCTAAAGTTTGACCACTATCAAAAGCAAAGTCTGATACTATATTTCTATCACCTTCTATTAATAAATTTATTTCTGCAGTAACATTTGATTCGCCAAAAAGAATTTTTTCGCCTTTAATAAATGTATTTTCATTAGTATAGACAAATTCTATTTGATTTGTTCCATTAGTTGCAACAAACATTGCCATTGCATTACTTGTTTCACCATAAATCATTTCACCTTTAATAGCATTTAAAATATTTGCATTTAAATTAACTAGTTCTAATTTTGGTAGATCGGCATCATTTGAATCTGAAGATTCAAAAACTCCAGAAACAAAAATTACATCAGGAATATTCAATGAAATTCTTTCATCTTGAACTCTTGTTCCATAATATGGACTATATGTTAAACCATCATTAAGAGTTGTACTGCCAATTCCAGAGGAAGAACTGCTAGAATTTCTAACATCTAAGACTCCACATCTATTATAAATTTTCTTTCTAGCTTTTAATCTTCTTTTTCTTAAAGTAGCTATTAATGTGGCATCACCATTTTTACTCAAATTTACCAAAGTTAAAGTTCTTGCGGAAGTAATTGTAAATTGACCAGAGGTTAATGGTTCAATAGTACCATCATTAAATACCAATGAGTAATCTTCCTCATCAAAAGGCTCTAAACTAATATTGGTATCACTTTCTAAAGTTGCAGTCAATCCATTAGAAGCAACAGTAACCGAATAAGATTTTCTATAAACTATTTCACCGTCTGAAATATCAACATTTGAAATATTAGTATTTTGCAGTTCGGCAAAGAAAAATGAATCTCTGGGATTTAATAATGCAGAAGATCCCTTTAATATATCATTTAATGTTATAGAACTTGTTGGCAATCCACCACTATTAACTCCGGTAACGCTTGTAGTGGCTTCAATAGTGATAGATTTTGCAGAAGTATTTACTGAAGTTACCCTATTATAAGTTGGAACAGTTTGTCCAGATTTTGTATAAACAAAAATGTCTCCTGTGTTAATTCCAACTCCAAATGTTGAAGATGATGTTGTTACTGTACTTATTCCTCCAGATCCCGCAGAAATAGTAAAACTAGTACCCTGTGGAGCGAGAGGAATTGGTTGTGATATTAGAGTATCGGCAGTAAATGTTGTAGTAATTCCAACATATCCAACTACTTGTCTAACATCTCCTAAATTATAATCTCTAACATTTGTTACTGTTCTGGAAATATCTTGACCATCAACTTTTAATTGTTCGCCAACAGTAAAAGTACCAACAGTCTGATACAGCACTAATTGATTACTGTTTGTTGCACTTACGGCTAAAAATCCAGAAGCTGAACTATTTTTCCCTTCAACAAAAGCTGGTCTAGATAGAGTGATTGTTGCATTTAATTGCAAATAAGTATATGTTTGTAAATCATAAGCTGAGGCTTCAAAAACAGTAGTGGCATTTACATATCCAGCATTTTTTAATTTTAAATCATAAACTCTACCTACACCTATTGGAATTCCGGCTGGAAGACCTGGAGTTACAGTTCTTTGTGAATATAAAGTTACTTGACTAGTTGTACCAAATCCAACAGGAATAGTTCCATAAACATTATTAAGTTCTACTTGATTACCTAAACTAAAAGGAACCGTAATATCTTTAACAGTTTCCGTTGTTCTTGGTTTTTCTAAATCTGCATTTACTGTTATGAGAGTTTCTACCTCATATCCTTTAACATACGCCTTTCCTGGTGAAATTTGTAAAGTCAATAAATTATCAGAAGGAGTATTTCCTTGTTTTGTTAATTGTCCAGGATTGTAAACTCCATTATTTCCAATTTTATTATTTAATGATTCTTTTGCAATTACACTAAATGGTTTTACATAATAATCTCCAGACTCATCACTAGTTCTTCTTGCCAATTCATCATTTATTAAAGAAGGTGTATCTTGTTTTTTAGGAACTTTTTTAATAATTCCATTTTCAATTCTTAATAATTCAACAAAATTTTCATCATTAAAATCATTTAAAGATTTTTTTATTAAAGTAGCTACAATTCTAAGTCTATCTGCACCAGGAGCTGCAAAGTTTGAAAATCCTCTTGCATTATCAAACAAATCTACATTTGATTGTGATGGTACGGCAATATCTTCAAAAACAGATAGTCCAATTCTATAAGAAGGTAAATTACTATATTGATCTAATATTACTGTCTGTGGGAAAACATCTACGAAAAATCCTCTTATAAAATAGACGCCTTCTTCTATTTTAATAGCGGATCCCGTAGCTGTAGAATTTGAGATGATAGTAGTAGCAAATGAAGACTCTAATCTAATAACTCCGGAACCATAATCTATATTTTCCAATACAAGAAGATTTTCCCCATCCACAAACTTACTGTTTGTAAAATCAGTTTCACTGGAACTTTGATATTTTATGTATAAAGTATTATTTTCATTTTCAGACTCTTCACTAGTAATATATCTTTCAATTTTAGCGAAAACTCCACTAATCTCTCCTTTTATTTTTTTACCCACCAAGTATTGTAGATACACCGATACTGGTATCCCAAGATGAGTTGGATCAATTTGAACACAAGTATATTCAGAATCGTATGCAATATTTCCAGGTATTACTACTTGACCTTCTTTGAAAAAATGTTTACCAAACTTCTCAACTTGATTTTGTAAAATTGACTGAAGTGTTGTTAATTCTCTTGCTTGAATTGGAGTTCCTGGCTTAAATAAAACTCTTTGATAATTTTTTGTTGGATCAAAATCATCAAAGTATGGAGAAGTGTTTAGGTTGGTATTTTGTGCCATTTTTATTAGAACTCCAATACAATTTTAATGTCTTCTTTCTGATTGGCTGATCTAGGAATGGGTTGTCTATTATCTAAGTAAATAATATCCCCAGATTTTTTATTGTACTCGGCAGAGGAAATGCCAGCTACAAATTCCTGACCTAACTGATATATTCTATTATTTATTGTGGTAGTTACACCACTAAAACTTGAATTAATTGATAGTGTTGGTCCGACAATTGCGGAACAATTAATTGTTAATCCATATCCAACATCTGGATTGGAAGTGAATGGAATAATTTTAAATCCAGTTTCACTTGAGGCTAATCCAGTAGGTTGATAGTATTTTAATACTCCAGTAATTGGATCCCAAGAAGCTACAAATCCAATAGCAGTTGATCCCAAACCTACAGTTTGTTTTATAACAGAATCAACTGCATATGTAGTATTAGTAGTTACTCCGGCTAATTTTAAAGCATTTAGTCCACTAACTACAGATGTATCCAAAAGTTGAACATCACTTCCTATAATTGTTGGATTTTTGATAATTCCAACTCTAGCAAAATCATTACCTAAAATAATATCGGGATTACTTTCTAAAGTTTCATATCTAGAATATAATAAAACTTTATATGCACCCAACTCTCTGTAAACATCATATCCATGACCACCTTTTGGTGGAATAATAACATTGAAAGAAGCTATAGAAGTTGTACCAATTCCAGTATTACTCAATTGTTTTAATGGACCCGTTATTTCTGACCCAGGAGCTCCTGGATAAAATTCTATAGTTCCATAAGTATAATTTTTGCCCCCATCAGTAACAAAAACTTCCGAAACTTTACCAAAAGAATCTATAGTTATTGTGGCTTTTCCTCCCGTACCATCCCCCAATATTGGAACATTTGAAAATGATGTGGAAATTGGTTGATAATTAGATCCTCTATTATTAATAAGAATAACTTCAATTTTGCCATCAACAGCATTATTTTTTGTAGAAATTGATTCTCCGGTATTTCCCCAATCTTCAGGGACTGGAATATATTCAATAGAATCAAACTTTACAATCTCGGAAGGTTTGATTGTATACAAATATTTCCAAATATATCCATCACCACTAGATCCTGCAGCTCGTGGTTCTAAATCAATAAATGTAGGTTGATCGAAAGACGGTCTTCCTTTTGGGTTTTCTGGATCAGATCCATTTTGTAGACATATATAAACTCTCAAATCTTCATTTATTACATAATAATTTGCTTCATATAATCCTGTCTGAGAAGTTACTGGAGTTACATTATATACATTATAATCATGTCTATACATTTCATAAGTATTTCCCGCTACCCAAGTCACTTTTCTAACAAGTCTTCTAACATCCTGACTTGTAATCTGTTTTAAAGATATAATACTTTCTTTGACTTGATATTCCTCTTTAAATCCATCCACAGGAGAGGGTGTATTTGAACTCCAAGTAGAAGATCCACCAGAAGCAGGATTAGTGCTATTTGGTAAACCTATAAAAGTATAGTACTTATTTGATGTATCACCTACGCCAGAAACACTTTTTACAAAGTTTTCTGCGTTTATGATTCTAAACTGATCTGATATTATAGCGGGCATTTTAGAACATACTTTTTTTTATTTAGTTACCTTTTATTTGCTTACTACACTTCTAGTTCTTATAATTTTTGGAGAAGAAGATATTCCCGAAATGCCATTATCATTAAAAACTTCAAAAGTTTGAGGATCTCCCAAAATTCTATTTTGATAATCATATATTTTAGCCCAACTATATCTTCCATAGAAATTATTTGTTCCAATTCCCGTATTACTAGATCCTCTACTATAAACTTTCACATAATTATCCACCATAGGAGCAAAGTTACATGTAACTGTTACTATACCTGAAGATGGTGATGTGATATCTTCAACAATGTAAATGCCATCTATAAAAGATTTTGCTATTCCAATCTTTGAATTTGGATAATTACTCATACCACCAAGAAGTGTAGTAATTCCAACCAAATCTCCACCTGTTGTGACATTACTGTCAGTAATGACAAAATAATCTCCTTTTGATAATTGGCTATTAGTAATACCAAAGATATTTAATGAAGAATATCCTATACCTAAAGTATTGTTATCATATTGTTCTGATTTTAGAGTAAAGGAAATTTTTGGAGAAGTGGTTCCAATACCAGGAGTTCCAGCAATATATGTTGTGACTCCAATAATTATTCCGTGATCTCCCTCAACTTTAAATGATTTTACTAATTCTGTTTGGTAAGTATCAATTTCTACTAATACTGGTGGGGGATTGTTAATATCATACCCAAATCCAGGATTAATGATTTGTATGGATGTAACTTCCCCATTAGATGTACTAGAAATAGCTGTGGCTCTGTTATAAACTGGTTCAGAATATATTGCAGTAGCTCCTGTTCCTATAGCGATATATCTACCATTAGATCCAACATTTTCCACAAATATTAAATCACTAATATCCTTTGATTGTGATGTGGTTCTATAGATCCAGTCACTTAAATTAAATGAATAATATATTTCACCCAATGAAGTTACTACTACATAAAAACCATAGTTATAATAAATGTTTATTATATTTTCTGATCCAAGATTATTTGAAACAACTTGATACGAATTTCTATCAATTGATTGTAAAACTGTACCGGAATCACCCACTATAACAAATTTGCCATTAGCATAAATGACCTTATTCAAATTAATAACTACTGGAGATGGTGTGGATTCCCATATAGTTCCATTATTGGAAGTTCTGATTACACCATTATTTCCAACAGCAACATAATATTCTGCACCGAAAGTGACACTGTTTAAATCCGATAAAGTTTCTGAATATCTACTAACAAAACTATCCGTAGCAACTCCAGATCCAACAAATATTGATCCTGCCGCTCCAACAGCAACCCAAGAATCTACAACGCTAGAATATGCGATTTGATTAAATGTTCCTGTATAACTACTACCTACTCTTCCTACAGCTCCAACACCAAGGACTACAATATCTTCCTGTATTGGAATTTGATTCCAACTAGAAATAGTAGTTCCATAATCTGTGGCTTTTATAATCTTACCAAAACTTCCGACTGAAAGTAAGAAATTACTTGTACCTACACCAACTGATTCAATTGAATTAAAGTTTGAAGTTTGACCAAACCCAACAGTACCAACTTGCCAATTTATTCCATCAGAACTTGTAATGAATATAGAACTACTTCCAACAGCAACGAATCTGTTTCTATATTTAATTGATTTTAAGTCATATGTAGTGGATAATCCTACCCCACCTACCCAGTTAAAAATAGGATCTTTTGTAACGATAGCAGTTTCCGAGATAACAACCTTTGGTGATTGGGTATTGGCATATCCAACTCCACCATTTACTATATTGATTGAAGAAATAGTTGACGATGTTGAAACTACAGACTCAACTAAACATGGTTCAATTGATTTATTTTCCAATATAAGAATGTCTCTTACATCTTCAGAAAGACCATCTATATCAGCAAATAAAGGATATGCATTGTCAACATATATAACTTCATCTTCTGGTTCAATTTTTTTAATGACCGTTGCAGATGGTCTCACATTACTCTGGAAACTTGGTCTAGATTTAGAATAAAGTGTACCACTAATAACAGTGTCATTAGTTTGTTTTTGCCAAGTAAGAGGTCTAATTTTTGTTGGATCAGTAATAATACCAACAGAATAATAATTAAATGTCTCTAATTGATCAGA